TCTTCTCTTAGAATAAGTAGGATCACTTCCACCTAGATATTTTTCTAACCTGTATGTAACTGATCTCAATTTAACTTCACTGAATATATATGTTGGTATACCTAAGACCAACAATATGGTTGGAATATATTCTAACTTAATTAAGACACAGATAACATATATAGTCAATAGATGAAATATATAAAGTATATTAGCAATTCTTTTATTTATTTTAATAATTATACAATATAGTGCCATACAAACTAATGCGAAGTAATTTATTAACATACTTCCTGAATCAGTTATTAGAACACCTGTACCTAAACATATAACGAGTAAACTTGAAATAATTAAAGTATAGAAAAAGTATTTGTTTTTAAACATTTTAATTTCTAACATATTACATCACTATACTTGCGGATTGTTCTAATGTACTATATCCTTGTAGAACCTTTAATAGTTCCTCTTTCTTGGATGCAGCACTAGCCCAATCATCTAATTTCAAATTTATATTTCCTAACCCTGATGAAATACTTTCTATATACTTAGCCTCGTTATTGTATAATACTATCATTACATTTAATTTACATAATTCGTAAAAATCATGTTCTCTTGTTTCACTAATAGCTAACATGTTAGCTGGTTGACTCACAAATACTCTAAATTCATAAGACATGTCTTGTCCATTTATACCTGTATCATAGTTAAATCTTATTCTATTTGGTTTCTCATAATAAGAAGCATGTAAATAGTTCATAAACATATCCATTCCACCTATCTGTCTAGTAGTTACATTTCCAGTATAAGCAGAGTCTAAGTCCATAAAATCACTATACATACTCATATAAGATCCATAAGTTGTGTTACCAAATAGATTACTATTAACACGTGCTCTTACATCTATTATCTCTAGTCCAGATCTAAGAATAGGAGCCATTACTTCATAAGGTATATTATAAAGCGAAGTCTCTATTTTATCCTCTGGTGTCATTTGTACATCTCTGAACATTATTTGGAATTTAAAGTAATGTGACCATTCTTCAAAAGCGTGTCTCTTTAATATATCATATATCTCTTTATCAGAATAATTTAATTTAAGGAATTTCTTTAATCCTAAATCATCCTTTATTCTAGATATCAGTTTATTTATATTCATATAGACACCTCCTTATAATGAGCTATTTCTTATACTGTTTCTGAGTCTAACACTCTCCATAGTAGCCTTATAGTCGTCATTAAGTGTTGCGTATACTCCTTTACCTACAGATACTAAATCTTCTGATATTCCCATTTCTCTAAGAATAGGAGATGCTTCTCCAGATGCTTTTAATAATGGGTATTGGAATCCTTTTGTAATAGGACTTTCTACTAATTTATATACATCACTTGATTTAACATATGATGTAGGATTTCCCGGATATGTTACCCAGTCAACTGCTATAAGATGTATATCATGTAACACTATAACACCGTCATCTCTCTTAGTAGGTTTTCCTATAACACGAATACTGAATGATGGTAATTCTCCATTTAGGATAGCTTTAGCCATAAGGTTACCATTACCAGGAACAGTTCTAACCATTCCCATTAATTTATTACCTTCAAACCACAATTTAGTAAATCTAGAATGTACATTAGTTCTATCTACTTTAGTCCATCTCAACAGATCTTCTGGATCATCAGGATGTTCTAATTCAGATAAGAATACCCCAGTATTTAACATTTGCTGTAATCTTTCTCTTTCAACTGCAATCTTCATTTCAGCTAAAGGATATATTACATTATTTCTAGTAGGTATACTATCATCTAATGTTATTATCTCTACAGGAAATTCTATAAATGCTGCTCCATGTTCTAACTTCTTTCCTAATTCTTCTGTAAGATCAAAGTTCTCTCTTGCTGGTACGAAACCAGTCATAGTTGCTAAAATTCTCATCAGTCTATCTCTCCTTTCAAGTGTATTTAAGTTAAAGGCGGGAAATTAATCTCGCCTTATAATTTACCAGTAGGTATCTCTTCATTATTTCCTTGGTTATTGTTATTACCTTTATTATTGTTTGGTACTTGTACATTATCTGTCTTATTATTATCTTTAGATCCTGTGGTAAGTGCATAATAAGCTACTAAAGTTTCTTTTACAGCATAATTCCATTTCTTAAGTACAGCATTATAGAACATAGCACAATGCATAGTTCCTTGTGAGAAGTTAACTACATAAGATTTTACATATGGAACTAAATTACCAGTATTAGATGGATCATTTCCAGCTGTATTATCAGTACCACCGTATTCATTATTATTAGCATTAGCATTATTAGGTGTTGAATTATTATTAGTATTTCCATTATCAGCATTATAATTTTGAGTACCGTTATTATTACCAAATAATCCTTCTCCGAATGCTTCACTCATATAATCATGTACTTCTCTCATAATTTCATTATAAGAAGATCCTGCTCCTAAAGATTTCTCAGTCATAGACTTTCCTTGGTCAACTAATGATGTTCCACTTTGATTAAAGTTTCTATTAGTATTACCATCATTCTTTCTATCAACTAATCTATCTAGTTTAGTCATCATTTGTTGTAACTTCATTTCTTTATTTTTAAAGTTTCTAGATAGCTTTCTTCTATTAAGATTAACGTAGAGATCTATAAAATCATTTAGTAATCCTCTAGTAACTTCATAAGCTGTATTAGCATCTACATTCTTCTTTTCTAATTGCACAGCATTAAAATCTTGTACTTGTACTTTAGAATCTTTTTTATCATTGAAAGTATCGCTTTGTAATCCATAAGCTGCTAACATACGAGCTAAAGATCCAATAGCATCTGGTGTTACATCCATATAAGATTTAGCTTTACTATCTACGGCTTTAGCCATTTCATTTAAGAACTGCATCCATTCTTTATTAGTTTGACTTTCTTCTCCTCTTACTTGCATTTCTATAAGTTTAGTAACAGTTTTCTCAGCATGAGCAAAATCATATTGGTTTTGTGATCCACCTTGTTGAGTTTGTTTCTTCCAAGGTTTAGCTAATCTCTTAACAGACTCAAACCAGTTATGTAGCCAATCTTGTATAACTTGTTGTACACTTCTCTTTTGAGCTAACTGTTTAGCTCCTTGAGATGTGTCTTGTCCTTGTGCTCCAGCAGATGCTTGATCTAGTAATCCACATATAAATAAGATAGCTTCTGTATAACTTTTAGGAGGTGCTCCATTTATAGGTATACTAGCTTCTGCTAAAGACTCATAAGTAATTATCTTCATATTTCTTCTAGGATCTTTAACATTACGAGTTCTATCTCTTAATGCATTTTTCATATCTTGGATCAATTTATAAAGTTGCTTTTCTTGGTTAAGGAAATCTCTAAGAATGTTCTTAATCATTTGTATAGCTTTCTTAAATAGTTCTTTTATCATATTCATTCCATTAGACATTCCTCTTTTAATATCTGCTGCTACAGAATTAACTCCAGAGAACATTCCTTCACCATAAGGATTATATCCTTCAGCAAATGCTCTATTTATTATATCTTCATTAATAGAATCATTTATAGCGTCCATCATTATATCAGATAAAAGAAGAGCTTGTTCAGACATAGCAGTTATAGGATTACATTTGTTATTTTCTCCTTGGTATCCCATCTGTTCTAATAGTCTACTCATTATTTAATCACTCCTCTCTGTAATCTTTCTCTCATATATTGTAGTAATTGAACACTATTGTTAATTACTCTTATTTGAAGTCCTATATTAGATGCTAAGTATACTAAGAAACATTTCATTCCTTCAGATGTAGCAGACGCAGGTGTATGCGACAAAACGTGTAGTAACTTGTCACTAAAGTATTCATTCTTAGATACAGTATCCTTAATAGAAGATAGTAAATTATTAAGATTACTAATAGATCTTTCCTTTTCTAATATACCTTCTATCTTATCATAAGATGTCTTCATATCATATGGAACTACTGTATCAGTACTATCACTATTAGGAATTAAATACTTTATCTTAGAAGATACATCCACTATTATATCTGTAGGTATATCTCTTAATCTATCTTTACAAGATCTTGGTAAATAGAATTCTTCAGTATCTTCTGGTAACTCCTTTTCTAATTCATTAAGTATATATTGACACTTAATATTTTTAATACACGGAATATTTCCAGTATAATCTTCATTAACTGATAATTCCTTTATTGTGGTTAATTCTTTATCATAATGCTTAAGTAATTCTAAGTAGTTACTAATTAAAATAATAGAATTAGGTATTAGTAATTTCTCAGCTTCATCACTTTCTTCTATGGATCTATCTATAGGTAATTCTTCACTCTCCGCTAAAGCTACCATATGATTAGTACCCATGAAAGATGACTTTATAAATACATCAGCATTAACAAAATCTTCACTGTTAAACATCGATATCCTCCTTTAAATATTAATATACGAGTGTTTTTGTTACTTTTTAAACGAAAAAAAGATGTGCCTATATAAGCATAGACACATCTGCATACACAAACTTAGTTGTGCTGTCGTTATATCTTACTATACTGTACTCTAATCTGTATATCTCACGACATCCAAGAATTGAAATTAAATCTACTACCCTCATAGCGAGTTCAGAGATATCTCTAAATACCTCTCCATCATTTACTACAAAAGAACCGTCGTTTCTACGAACGATATATACTTTTACCACATGATTACCGAGTATAGTTAATCCACTTGTGTATTCTCTTTCGTTAAACACGTTTAATAAATTTTCTATTCTTTCTAACGCTCTTTCGTTCATGATTATCTCCTTATCGATATGGACCTAATGTTTATAAGGAAATGTCCTACCCATATCTTATCTACTTATATATTATATAAGTAGAATTAAATAAAAAAAAAAGAGTCCCAGATGGGACTCCTTATTTCTTTAAAGTTATCGTTACAGGTTGTTGTTGTTGTACTACCGGTTGTTAGTTTTGAGCTTGTTGTATTACTGTTGGGTTTACTAATCCATTTATAGGAATGTATCCATTATTTTGATTTTGTTGATTTTGAATATTTCCTATACTGAATGTAAATCCTGCATATGAAGCAGAAGTTTTCACAGTTATACCATCTATCAATCTATTCTTTAGATCATCTAAATATTTTTTATCATATTTAGAATCTTCTTCTGTTTCTATAGGTTGATTAAATGATACGTTATTCTGAGATTCTTCATCTCCTTCCACCACTCTAGGTTTAATCATTATAGTCTTACCATCTGGTGATAACCCAAGACTTAATTCTGATTCAGCAACCTTTCTTTTCTTTTCAACTTCAGCTATCTTAGATTGGAATTTATAATAGATATCACCTAAAATAGATGACATTCTAATCATGTAAATAACATACTCCATCTGATATCTGAAATCTTTAACGAATTTAATTCCATTAAAGAAATCCTTCAATGTTAAAAGAACCACATTAAGATTATTCTTCACATAGTTAATATCAGAAGCATTGATGTCTTTACTTAAGTAATCTTTAGATACCAAAACATCATATGCAGATGCAATCCATTTTAAATCATTCTTAGATATTGGATCGTTATTAGATGTTAAAGTATTAATAGATCTTCTAATTTCTTTAACTTCATCTACGAAGATATAGGATAGATTCTGTAATCTATCAGTACCTATTGAAGATATGTATTCTATAAATTTATTGAATACTTGTTCATTAGTAAGTGGTAATTTTGTAGCTTTATAAATCATTTCATTAACATATCTGTTAACCTCGAACATTTCTCTCCCTGGTTTAAAGAATTCCTGTCTTAATACAAATAATTTTTTATTAGTGTTCATAATATCACTTCTCCTTTAATATAGTTTATTTTTTTTTTATTTTGGTTATCGCTAAAATGATATATAGTTAAAAAAAGATAATATCCTCTCCCTTTCGGGAGAGGAATTTTCTATTATGATTATTGATATCTATTTCTAAGTTCATCTGCATTAAGATCATCATTATCATTTCTTCTAGATCTTTTAGCAGAAATTAATTGAGCTGATTTCAAGTTAATAGCTATAGCTTTAAATAAAGTTGCATAAACTTTATTTGAAAGAGATATAGTTTTAGTAACAAGTATTGTAAACTTATTAACAGCTACTCTTCCTAATTGAGCTAACTTATTTCCGAAATCATTATCTTTATTTTTGATAATAGCTCTTTTAAGTCTTCCTAATCCTTTAATTAGATCTTCTAACTTTTTATTTATCTTTATATTTTTAAGACCATCTACAGTCTTTTTATACCATTGTAATAATCTTTCTAGAGTTGAAGCATCTCCTCTACTTTTGTTCATAGTATCAACTAATATTCCTTCGATTTCATCATTAGTATGTCTAGAAATACTTCCTTTTTCAGTTCTAGATAAAGCTTTCTTTATCTCTTTAACGTTATCATCAAAGTATTCCAATACAGTGTTCCAGTCTTCTTTATATTTATCAACTGGAATGTTTTCTATAGATTCACTATTCACAGTTCTTGTACCATCTTTATCTGTTTCGGAGTATCTTCCTGTTCCATAAGTTCTTTTTGATACTTGTCTTATATTAGTAACACTTGAACCAGAAGATTCTCCGGCTAGATTAGAAGCTTCATTAGCTATTCTATATACAGAAGTTAAGAAAACAGAAAGTGTGTTTGAATCACTTCTAGCATTATTTATATACTCTCCAGATCTTAGTAATATACTTAGAAACATCTGCATACTAGTATTTCCATTATTACCTAAAACTTGTACAACATCTCCTAAATCTGTACCATATGCTTTAATGATATCTCTTATTCCACCCATATCTAATTTTCCTTCAGCATCTTGAGGAATTAATCCAAAGATAGCTGGATTAACAAATGCTATTTGTAGAGTCTTTTCAGTATCTATTTTACTAGAATCTCCGATATTTCTCTTAAGCATAGCTTTTAATTTAGCAGAAACATCACCTAATTTCTTTTCTTTATCGAAAAGTCCTCTGATGAATTGTTTGATAACTTCTATCAATTTATCTATTAATGCTAAGAATGATTTCCATGCATCTTTTGCTCCGTCTACTACTTTATCTTTCAATTCAGATGCAGATAATTCTCCATATCCTCTTGCTAAAGATTCTCCTGCTGCAGTTAATGTTACAGCCTGTGCATGCTGCTTGTATGGATCAGCCATAATGTAAGAAAGTGATTCAGCTAATGCGAAAGCATTTACTGGTTTTCTATATTCAGCACTAGTTACAGATTTTGATCCAGTATTCATTAATACTGATTCAGCACTAGCTACGATTCCGTATTCTTTATTAAGGAAGTCGTATATATTCATATTTTTCTTTGCCATTTTTAATTTCCTCCTATTTTATATTTGTGTGGTATTATTTATTTGTTAAGTTAACTATTTCTTTTGCATAGGTGCTTCAGTCATTACGATTTCCCCAATAGTCTTATTAATACAAGCAATATCCCATCTGAATTCGAAGTTAATTGCTTCGTAGTTAGTATACTCTGGAGTTGAAGTACCTCTTGTGAACATTTCAGGTCCTGATAAGAAGATCATACTGTCTTTAGATTCTTCAAATCTTGGTAAGATAGTATAGTTATGGATATATCCATATCCTTTTGCAGTAGTTCCAAATGCTGGTGCATCTACTTCTTTTCTTTCTGATTCTAATCTATCTGTAGCAACGAACCATCCTGAATACATGTTATTAATGTTAATTTTATTTAATACGAATGGTGTAGCAAGACCAGCTATTGTACCGTCTCCTCCATCAGCAACCATATTAAATTGAGTAACATTATTTCCATTGATATCAGAAATCCATTGTCCACCTTGAGAAGATGAAACTATAACGAAGTTCTTTTCTTGTGGTTGAATTTCTCTTACGATTTCATTTGTTACTTTGAAGATTTCATTTGCCAACATGTCATTGTGAGTTTTAAGGAATCCTGTTGTTCCTATAACAGCTGGAGAGTTCATCAAGTTATTTATTTCTACATTTCCTTTTACATAGAAAGCATATCTATTCAATACAGTTTCTGTGTTAACGAAATCATTTGTAGCTTGATTAGCTTTAGCCATGTTAGCTTTATGATTAGCAATGTATTGTCTGATTGTGTAATCATCTTTCCATTGGTTAGCTATTGTGATAACATCTCTATTGAATAATTCGATGATATCTTCTTCAATCATGATATCTCCATCTTGGATATATTGATCATTGATTGTAGTATATAATCTTTCATCTTTTTGAATGAAGAATCTGATTGGAGATTTTTGTCTACCAATAGAAGCTGCTCTTTGCATTCCTATTGCAGGTAATACGAATTTGAAAGTTATTGATTTAACTTTTGGATCTGTACATAATACATCAATGTCTCCATTAGCACTTACTGTACCATTGATTCTTATTGGTTCAGCAGTTGCATTCTTTCTATCAGAAAGTTTTAATGCTATAGTAGCTACAACATCATTAACTTGTCCTGACTGAGTTTGGTTTCCATTAGATATGAATTGTACAGCTTTGTCTACACCATCATAATCTATTGATACAATTTCTACTCCACGGTTCAAGAAGTTTCTTGGTCCATTTATAGGAGTATCTTTACCATGGTTGTAAGAATCTACTAAGTTTGCTTTTGCACCAGTTGTTGCCGGTGTTCCTGTTATATTTTCTACAAAGCTATTTCTTACAGGCATTTTTACTTCAGCAGTTGCAGAAGCTTGTCCCATGATTTCAGATAGAGCCTTAGAGTCTCTTAAAGTACCATAGTAATCATATCTCTTTCCTGTATGAGAAATTAAATATGGTACGTCATACATTCTATCGTAGAATAATTTCTTTTCTACAGTAGTTTTCATAATTTTGTTGTAAGTAGCCATTACTACACCAGGGTATAATAATACTGACTGTAAATTTTGGAAAGAAGATATAGCAGTAGTAACATTTCCTATTGCTTGACCACCTAGCATGTTATTTTCCATTCTAGCTTGGTATTCTCCCTTCATATCTCTCAATATTGAAGCTTTTGATATATTAGCAACCCCATCAGTAGTAAGATAATTTCCGTTTTCTCCACTACCAACTTTGGCAATTGCGTTAGCAAATAATGAATTAGCCGCATGTTCTGCTAAAGCTTTTCTTTCAGCAAAACCTAGTCCAGACATTGATTGCTTAGATGACTTACCATAAGTACTTCTAGCATATGTGTCTAGGGAATTATTAAATGCTATAATGGCTTTTAAGTTATTCTCATCATAATTTTTCTGAGAAATAGTGTTGTTTTCTTTTCTTGCCATTTGTTATTTCCTCCTTTGTATTAAAATATAAGTGATTAATTAATAACTTAATAACAATTTTGTTAATATCGTTATTTTACAAGACCTATACAAAGACACTACTAGTATCTTCTTTAGAATTAAGCTTATCCAGAAGACGATTACAAGTCTTAGCAAGAACAGAAAACTGCTCTTTAAAATTTATAAATTCCATGATTCTTGTAGTCGTACTTTCATTGTTATACTTAGTTTCTATGTACTTGTATAATAAATTCAATGTTGTTTTGTACTGTTTCTTGAGAGTCTCAAATTCTTTACTGAATTCTGTACTATCTAGATTCTCAGATTGAAACTTTTGATAGGCACTGAATTGATTATTATATAACTTAGCGTAGTTTTCTCTTAAATCTTGTACTAAAGATATCTCCGAATCATCTACATCGGCAAAAGGATCATTTGGTTCTCCTGGCATATCTCCTGTATCATCGTATTGATAAGAATCATCTTGATATCCAGTGTCATCGTATCCTCCTCCATCATCGACATAAGTGTCGTCCTGAGGGGGCTCTTCACCACCCTCAAAACCACCACTATTAGGATCATTCAGATTTCCATCTGGTATACCCATGTCATCAGCTTCGGAGAAAGCTTTTAAATTACTATTCTTAATTATCAAATCAAATAGTTCCATACTTCCTCCATTATAAGATTATATATCTAATACTTTCTTTTCTTGTCCAAGTAAAGTTTCTACTATGTTTTTAAGATTAACTTGAGCTTCTACTTGGTCTACTAAATCAGATATTAATTCTTCTCCAAATTCTTCTAATTCATTAGGAATTAATTCATTATCAGTTTTCTTACAGTCAGCTATAAACTTCTTAACTCCTGTAAAGAAATCTTTAGTAACTGCTTCAAATTTCTCTCTACCTAATTTAGCTCCTTTTTGTATTTCTTCTTCAAGTATTCTCTTTCTAGCAAATTCCAATACTTTAGTAACTACTATATTTTTAGCTAATTTACTTTGTGCATCCATTATAATCCACTCCTTCTATAATACTTTAAAATATTCTTGTATAGCATCAGCATATGCTACTGCTAATTCATTCTTTTTAGCTTCTAATACTTCCATATCATGAACATTAGAAACAAATCCAGTTTCTAATATGATACAAGGACAATTAGTTCTAACTAATAGAGATCCACCTCTATCAGCTAATGTTTTAGGTTTTATTTCTCTATCTCTTAATCCAAGAGTTTCAACAGCTGCTTTTTGGAATATTTCTGCTAATTTCTTACTATTAGATGATTTAACATAGTAAAGCATTTCTGTTCCATGTGCTTCTGGATCTGCTGAATTAAGATGGAAAGATAATATAAAATCACCTTTCTTAGTTAATCTGTTTATTTTGGAAGCTAGAGTAGGAAAAGTATCTTGTATTACTATTTCGTATTCTACTCCTCTTTCCTTTAATATAGGAACTAGATGTTCTTCTACGAATTCTTTATTCCAGAAGTGTTCTTTAAATCCATTAGCACAAGCTCCTGGATCATGTTTAATACCTCCATGTCCTATATTAAGAATTACTTTTGCCATTCTTATTACCTCCTTTATTCTTGTTGTAGATTTCTACATCATTCTGTAAAAGATATCCCTCTAATGCCCAGATTTGGTCTTTTAATTTGTATTCACATATCTTAACACCTTCCTCTTGAGAATAGTTCTCAGGAGAAACACAAGCTGATGACGCTGTTAAAATATAACCACTCTGTAATTTTATACACACTAGAGTACATTTACCAAATACAGTAGATATTTGTTTCTCAGCAGCATCATAAATCATATCTACATCTCTTTGTGAGATATATGGTATTTTATGATTGAAATTATGTGTATTATGTCTCTTATCAGTTTTATGAGACTTCTTAACAAACTTTTTGTTCTTATTCTCTGTTTTCTTCTTCTCTTCCATGTTATTTCACCTCATTTAAAATTATTCCTTCTTTTAGTAAATATTTATATAACCTTGCTGGATTATATTTGTAGTAAAATGCCTTTTGTGCTTCTGGTACAGTTTTACCTTTATATTTGAATACATATCCTAAAGAATAGTCTAATGCATTCATAACCCATTCACTGCAGAAATACTTATCTTCTGCATGATCATTTAACCAGTAGAATGCTTGACCTTTTCTTATACCTTTCATATCGTATTCCATATCTTCAGTCATATTATAGAATTCCATTACCTTGTCTATATCAACTCTAGGAGATACTTCATAGATATCATGATATAAGTGATTATACTCGTACTTATGTTTTGTAACTTTAGGAGGATTAGCTAAATATACATCACCATTATAAATAAATTCACAATGAGAATAAATACCTAATGTCCATAAAGCTATAGCATGTCCGATAAGTCCTTTAGGTTTATGAAAACAAATATAAAGTTTATCCTTCTCTAGTTTCATAATATCACCTTATTTTCCTAATTTCTTTCTTCTCGTTCCTTCTATATTGAGCTTCTCTATTCTAGTTTCATAAAGAACTCTAGCTTTCTTAGCTTGTAGTGCTTTTTTCATATCATGTACAGCTTTAGCTTCGTCTTCAGCCTTTTCTAAAATATCAATATGCTTATTATAGATTTTAATAAGTTCTTTCTTCTTTTCTGGAAAGTTCTTACATTTCTTAGTAGTTAAAACGATGTATCCTACTAATACACCTACTAATGGTCCAAAGAATACTGATGCTCCTACAGTTGATATAGATGCTAATAAAACTTGGAAAGCTTGATCGAAATGATTAATAACTGTAGATACATAATTTATCTGGTCATTAACATTTTTTAATGTATTCTCTCCTTGCTTCTTTAACTTCTTACAATTTTTAATAGCTACTTTAACAGCTTTTTCAGTTTTAACTAAACCTGTCTCTTCAAAAGATGTAGCTTCATAAAATGGTTTCATTTCTAATCCACCTATTCTATAAACATAATCTTCTGACTCAGCTTTTAATTCTAATGTAAGATCATATCCTCCATTATCATTTTCAGTATATCTATCTCCTACTACAGAAAATATTCTTCCATTAACTACATAATCTTGTGATTCAGTATCACTGAATACATCTATCATTACTCTAGAAGATTTCTCAGTAACTAAAACTACTGCTTTTAATCTTCCTTCAGAATTAATGTATTCATTAAAATCTGTAGCGTCTATACTTCTATATTCATTAATACATAATATCTTATCTATATTCAAAGATTCTTCTATAACATCAGAAAACTTTAATACAGGAAGAGAGAAGAATTCTTTCTGGAAGAATATATCAAAGTCTGTATTAGAGAAAGCATTATTCTCTTTTATGATTCTTTCTAAATTCATTCTTCCTTCAGGAGAGACTGTTATTAAATCATAGTGAGTGAACTTATTATAAGTTTCTATTAATAAGCAATCTTGTACAGTTAAATAACTATCACTTACATAATCCAATATATCAGTCATCATATTCTCAGATAAAGGTATTAACTTATAATTAAAGTCATCGCTATATCCTGTTGATAATTTAATAGATGAGTCTAATAATAATATAGATGGTAATCCATTATCACTTACTAATGAGAAATAAATAGGTATTCTACATTTCTTTCTAGATGTAGATACTTCTATATGTAAATCAACACAATATAAATTAAGTATTAATTGTCCTAAAATATCCATTGTAGAATCTTTAGAACTAAAGGAAACTTTAGTTAACCTAAATCCATTAAATATTCCTTCTATAGTAAGTTTATTTTCTTCTTTAACTATCTCTTTCTTAATTATAAGATCTGCTTTTAAATCACTACAAATTGTATGTAAAGTTTTAATAACAGCAGTTTCATTTTCAATCTTCTTAGTTAAAGATATTATCTTACCATCTTTTTCTAATCCTTTATCAGTTAGAACTTCTCTGTTTCTTGAGATGTTATTAAAATAACTTTCAATAGATAATCTATCTATAAGAGGTACATGCATATATTACTCCTTTCTATTCGTTTGTATACCCAGTGTGTTTTCCTCTAAAAAGGTAGGCACATACCCTAAATGACGAACAGATGTGTATCTTATGTTATTAATAATTAGTAATCTTAATAGCTTAATATTTATTAAGGTCTCTAATTGAGACCATATTTTATTTAAAGGAGGAAAATAAATGATAAAACTTAAAAGAGAACCTATGTATGAATCTCTAGACTTTAAATTACAAGGAGATTTAACTGGTCAACTTAGTAATCTTAGTGTGAAAGCATTATCTCATGATATGAGACCTTTCTATGTTATTGGAGATGATGTACATCCTACTATGGGTAGATCATTTGAATTAATGTATAGTAAAGGTGTAGATGGAAAACCTAATAAAAGAAAAATATCTTTATCTGAATTACTAGAAAATGAAATAATGATATATGATTCTCACATGGATGGAGAAAATGATTCCTATATATCATTACAGACATTCTTTAATAGTGGTATCGGTATAAATCGTAACGATATGGAAAGAAGGGATATTATTCCTATAACTATCTTTATTAATAAGTCTTTAATTAAATTCTTAGACAAATACTATCCAGAAGAAAAGTTCCAATTACTAAAGGATACTTTCATTAGAAAGATAAATGTTAGATTACTTAATAATAGAAATAGTAAAATGGTATATGATAATTATGAAGCTTTCTATTCTTATTTCAATACTGTTAGACCGGACATATTAAATAAGATATTAAATGACGATTGTGGGTTTGGACAAATAATAGGACTTCTAATATTTGATTTCAAATATAGAGGACTTACCCCAGGATATAAGAGATTCCTAGATAGCTTATTTAATTTAATGGCTGATGCTAATTTGTATCCACCTACTTATTTAATAAGTGGATTAGAAAGATTAGTTACTAGATTTAATTCTGAGTATTCTTTCGGATTAGGTACAGCTTTAGCTATAAATACTCTAGAGAAAATGAGTACAGCTCAGATGAGTAATCAATCTTTGTATACTGATAATAGAGTAGAACCTTGGAATAAATTCGAAGGAGCTAATAGATATAATATAAGCCTATTTAATTTAGTATACAGACAAGAAGTTAATAACTTATATAGACCAAGTCCATTAACTTCAGTAGGAGAGAATTTCTTAGTAGGTGGACAAGCTATAGGTAATTACATTACAGATGTAGTATCAGAACCACCTGCAGTTGTAGAAAATCCTGAATCAGGTTTATTAATTAACAATGATAATCTAAAAGTATTCCTTTATAAAGATATAGCACTTTCTTTAGAAAATATTAAGAATAGAATAGAAGCTATAGATACAGAAGATACTAGACAAGCTTTATTAAATGAATGTAGAGAATTACAAAAGAAATGCATGGATTCTAGAGTTAGAATAAACATGCATAAAAATGGAGGAATAAATGAATTTGATGGATTAGAAGAAGAAATTAATAACATCTCTTTTGATATAGCTAACTTTGACATTTATACTCCACAAGATATTGCTATTAGTGAATCTCTCGGTATACCAGTGGTAGGATATGGAGAATACTTATCATTCGGTGAAATAAATCCTTATAATGTAGCAGATAAAGTAAATGGAAAAGATAATAGTATAGGAGCTATGTCTAATTTAAAAGAAACTTCTAAAACTGTATATGTCAAGTTTGAATCTACTATAGCTAAAATGATAAAAGGTTTATTCTTAAATATAACAGCATTAGCAGAAGAAGGAGTAATTAATGTATGGAGAGACGGAGGTAAATTCATTTATGGTTTAAGAACTATAATTGGTTTAGGATTCCCACATCTATATCCTATGTCTCCTATAGAGAGAGGATTAAATAAATTTAATAGTGCTACATTTGGTTCTGGAAAAAGAGCTATATCTTATATGAGAAAAGCTAGAAAAAGATCTAATGATAGACATGAAAAATGGAGAGATCTATTAACAGGATATGAAAGCTTACCTGTTACTTTAGATAAAGGATTACAATTTACTGAATTGAAAATAAATATAGATCTTAAAGCATCTGGTGAAGCTAATATACTTCAAGGTATAATGAGTGGAGTACAACAACTAAATGCTGGAGTACTTAAAATAATAGGTGCTAAAATAATGAAGAAATTAAATCAAGCTATAGCTAAACAGAAAAAGATGGATAGAGCATCATATGATAAATTATCAGCTATTAATGCCGATATAATGGAAAAATCTAAAAAGGCTAACCCTAAAGAAAGAGAATGGATGAGAAAGAATCTACTATTAAACTTAAAAGGAGTTGAGGTAGTAGAGACTAAAGCTGGAAAAAAATAAATCCCCATTCTGAAAGTTATGATGATTCCATTGGAGTGGGGTTTAGTGAATCATCAAATAATTACCACTTCTGGAGAGTGAAAGATACTAAATTTAATTTTAAAAAGGATGCAGTTTATCTTTCATTCACTAAAGGAGCTACAGGTTATGGAAGAGTAATATCAGCTGTAACTAGAGGTCCTTATAGTCATGTAGATATAGTAATTAATAATAAAAGATATTCAGCGTTAACTGAAACAGGTGTAGACGAATATGATCTTAATCCAGAAGACTTGGTTACTATATTTAGATTGGATGAGAAATACTTCGATAAGCAAAAAATAATGAGTTTCTTTAAGAAAACTAAAGGAAAGCATTATAGCTATAGAAATGCTTTAAAAGGACAACTTGGAATGAAACATGCAAATGATAATGAGTTTTTCTGTAGTCAATGGGTTTCACAAGCATTAGACGCTGCTTACAAGAATAAAGACCTTACAATAGGAGATCAATTATTAAAAGACTTTGGTTATATAAGAATAGATCCTAATGGTTTATTCGAATGGTTACAAGAGAATATGTACTTAACCAAAAAGGAAAGAATAACTAATTCTCCTTATGCAGAAAGTGTTCCTTATGTAGCTTTCTCAGAGAAGTATGAAATCAATAGAGGTATATATGAATTATATGGTCCTAGGGAGAAACCTTTCACTGATAAGAAACATATAGTCTCATTATGTTATAGACTTATGTGGAATTTAAAGAATACTAATAAAGTAAAAGAATTCGATGAAATAGAAAGTATTTACTTTGATAGTGTAAAGGGTAAACCATATGCAATGATTATTACTACCGATGGTAGAAAATTCATATTCTATTTAGGTAATATCTATACTCCTATACCGAATGAATTTAATGATAAAGAAATAAAAGTAGAACCTATGGAACATCATGTAAATGTATATGTAAATACAAAAGGTGATACTTTACAAGAAGACATCAGTGAATTACAAACTGGTACTGGAGGATCTAATAAACTAGGTGGATGGTTCTCAGGAAAACAAAAGAAAGAGGAACCTCCTAAAACTGAAGAAGAAGCTTTATTAGAAGATAAAGAAAAAATAACTAATGAAGTAGTAGAAGATCTAGTAGATGAGAATAAAGATGTACTAGAAGATAATGTAGAAAATGAACAAGAAAAAGAAAAGATTAATGTAGTTGATAAAATTAAAGAAACATTTGAAGATAAAATAATAAATGGTCTTATTAAAAGGGGAGTATTAAAAGACGAAGAAAAGGATGATGATGACGAATAATGTATTACTCACAAGAAGAAGGTATATGGAGAGATAAAAAGACTGGCTATGTACAGAATCTCTTTGACTTCGTTAAGACTGAACCATATATAAAAAGGTACTATGATTATAATACTAAAAATGATTCTTTTTATAATATGTATATTTACTTTAAAAAATTAGGTGTTAAAAATCATTCTGAACATTTACAAATCTTTAACCCTGCATTGATAGGTGTTAACCCTAGAGATCCTTTATTGTCAGATCAAGTTAAAGATATGATAGATAAAGAATGTAGATTAAATCCTTGGTATTTCTTTAGAGAAATAGTATTAGTTAAAGTAAATAAGAATAGAATTCCTTTTGATTTAAATATTGGAAACTATTCTGCAATTTGGTTAATGTTACGAAGTCAAGATATTTTCTTCGAAGCACCTCGTCAGATAGGTAAAACATTTGTCGTTACAACACTGTTAGCATATCATTTAAACTTTGGTGGAATGAACCTTAATATGACTAACATTCACTACGATGAAAATAAAGCAAAAGATAACGTGAGCAAGATAAAGGAGGTCTTAGATGACCTCCCACCTTATCTACAATATCACCAATTCGAATTAGGAAAGACAGATAAAAATGGAAAACAGATGTTGAAACGAAGAGTAGATAGAGGAGCTAAGAATAGAGATTTTGAATGTAGATTATTTAATAATAAACTTAAGACAGTCGTTATAGGATTTGACCCAGATAAAGCTAATAACGCAGGACGGGGAAACACAGATCCTTTTATATTTATAGATGAGATTCCTCATATTAAATTTAACTTTAAAGCGATAGCCGCTCTAGTACAAAGTATGACTACAATAAGAAAGAGAACTAGAGAATTTGGATTACACTCTGGACTATGGTTACTTGGTACACCTGGATTCTTAAATACTCCTTATGGTAAATGGATGTATGAAAGAGTACAGAATGATTATATCAAAGTAGGAATTAATAACTTAGATATCTTTAGTAAGACTATAGAGGATTTAGAGAAATGGAGAGACACTAGAGGTATCAGTACAATGTTCCATATTAAGTTTGAATTTGATTTACTTGGATATGATGAAGAATGGTTATTTGATAAAGCACGTAGTGAGGAAGTAGAAACTATAAGAAGAGAAATAATGATTAAATGGGAAGATGATACAGGAGAAAACCCATTTAGTAAAAGAACCCTAAATATGTTAGAAAATAAAGCTAAGGTAGTTCAAGTAGAAAAGACTACTTTCTTAGGACAGGAATTTTTATTATATCCTAGAAAAGAATACTTATATAAAGGTAATGACTTAATAGATTTCTTAAAATATAATTGTAGAAATGGATTTATAGTAGGAGTCGACTCTGCTTATGGAAGAGGAGGTAACTCAGATAAATCTACATTAGTATTTGTAGATGCTCGTACTGGTCGTATAATAGCAACTTACGGAAGTAATATAATCAATATAGATGACTATGCTATATTGATAATAAGTATAATGGAACAGCTTAAGAAAAATAACATGAGAGCAGGTTTCGCTATAGAGCGTAATGCTGGTGGAGAAACTATTATAGCAATGCTTAAGAAGTTACCAGAGTATCAAGATTACCTAATAGTATATAAAACTAGTGATTTTAAATTAGCAACTCCTGGAGCTATAATAGATACTAATGTAATGATAGGACAAAATAAGATGGCTTGTGATATCGGTCTTAGTGTAACTAGTAAAACACGTCCATTGATGATGAATAGATTAAGTACATTAGTTGAGAAATATAGTGAAGCTATAGGAGTACCAGTAGTAGTTAATGAAATAATGACATTAACTGTACATAAAACTCCTGGTAATAAAGAAGGAAAAATAGCAGCTTCTGACGGATGTCACGATGACTACATTATGGCTATGCTACATGCTTATTATGCTATATTTGATAATACTACATTACTTAAGATACGTAATAATATTGTAATAGATACTAATTCATTTATAATCAATAATAATGTAACTATATTGGATGTAACTAATCCAGTTAATAGTAGAATCAAAACTTCTTATGAACAAAGAGGAGGAAAGATTGATATAACTTACTATGATAATATAGCTAAAAAGTTTGTATCTAAAATGGAAGCTAAGAATATAGAAAAAGAAGAGAAATTTAATAGAAGAATAAGAAATGAAAATAATCCTGTTGATAACTATGCAGAAGGATTTATAATCAATCAAGGAAAAGATAGTTTAGGTACTCGTAATGTTAAGATATTAACTAACGAACCTATACAAAATCAAAAGAGTACATTTGATTTATTTAATGTATCAGGTAGACAGGAAGTAGAAGAAATGTTAGCTAATAATGGAAGAGAATCTTTTAATAATATCCATGATGCTATGAACAGTAGACAAAAATTGAATACAACTCCTATTAATCAAGGTCAAATGGATAATTCTGATTTATTTGATTTATTTAGTTTTCAAAGATAAGTTCCCACTCCATTACGGAGTGGGAATTATTATATAGTCTACTGGTATATTTATATTGTATTCAAAGTTATGGTATACTTTATCTATGTCTATATCTTTTATAGCTGGTATAAATCTTTTATTCTGTTCTTCTCCATTACCATCTATATAATATTCACTTCCGTGTAGATATCCATATTTATCTAAATAACTACAAGCCATTATATGGTTATAGATAACATCATTTAATGGAGTCCACTGTACTAAGGTAACATGTCTAGGAATATCGAATCTAGAAGTAGGAACTACATCCTCTGGTGTCATGGTGAACACTTCTTCACCATTTATTACTTCCCAATATTCAGGATATTCTTCTTGTAAATTCTTCTTCCATTGTTCTCCATAATCAGATAAATCATCTAATCTAAGTACTGATTCTGTACAGAAGTATTTAGTTAACATTTGATGATTTCTATTGAATTTACTTTCATAGTTATCAGGATAATAGAAATCTACTAAACATGTATTTTCTTTATTATTATACTTATTTACAAAATAAGGAAGTTCATATATCTTCTTTAATATAGATTTAGTATCGGCATTTTGTTTAAGAACATCAAATTCTTTTCCTTGGAATTCTAATGTAATTTTTATATAATCATTTGTATTATCTATTATAGGTATTCTATAGAATTTAATTAATTTAGGAGATAATATAACATAATCTACATTTTCTGTTAAAGTGTATTCTCCAACTTTAATAAGATAAGTGAAATCTATATAATCTACAACCATGTGATCTCCACTAATGTATTTATTAGGAACTTTATTTCCTACATCAGTAAAATCTTGTGTCGTTAAATTCTTATATTTAACAAAGAATGATTTAATATAAGGTTTGTATCCTCTAGGTAACATTAGTGTGTTTATTTCATGATATAATAACTTCTTCTGAGGATAAGCCGCTAATATATTAGATGGAGGTAGAGTATTATATTCTATGTCATATTCTGTAATAGGATATCCATCATCATATAATAATTTATTAGGACAATTATAGAATCTTTCTGATGGTATCATTACTCCATTGTATTCTACATTTATATTTCTCATAAATGTTTCTTCAGATCCATCAGGTCGTAATATGATGTTAATATACTTATCCTTTATATCATCTAAAGATTCATATCCATAATATTTAAGAAATACAGACGTCTTAATATATATTATGGAAGTCATAGCTTTATATTCGTGAAATACAGCTGATTCTGTAAACTTTCTAAAATTATGAAATATCTCAATCGGTAATCTTCTTATATTTATAAAAGATATTTTCATAAATTTATTTCTTTTATCATCATTACCAACATACTTAACAGACTTATAAGTCTTTAAATCAGATTGTTCTAATTTATCTACATAAGATATATCATTTAAAGGAATACCTATATTAATTTTATGTATTTGTCTGTATAATAACATAAATAAATCGTAATTAAATGATAATGTATCTCTTAGTAATAATTCATCAGTCTTAGATTCTGGTGTATCATAATTTTCAGATAACTTATCTATCATAGTTTGTATATCTTCTGTTATAAATCTAGTATTTAAATTATCATTCATTAAAAATATCTTATCTAATAAAGCATCTTCTTCATATCTTAATTCATCTATGTCTTTATTCTTATCTGAGTTGATGAATTCATCTATAGACATTCCATTATAAAATATTATAACTTGATAATTAACAGATTTAGGATTTTCTGTTTTTAATCTAATATAATTAGATCTTAATTCTAATACATTATCTTTATCTTCTGTTACAAATCCTTGTCCTATTTTATATAAACATACTCTATCTATTTTTATATTCTTTATAAATGACCATACATTCTTTAATCCATTATCTAAATAAGGTCTAATTAGATCTTGTATAGTAGGTTTACTAGAAGACAAAGTAAAATAATTTTGTCTCATAAAATCTATTTTATATTTAGCAGTACCTGTATTTATTTCTCTATTAGAGTTATCTAAAAATACTTTGTAATGATCTCCTATTTCTGGATTGGTAATTGCTGGTCCATTATATAATGACATATCCATTGGAAATGATGATTTAAATGTCTTAACACTAGTTACAGCTGTATATGTGTTCTTAAGAAATATATAAAGATATTCATTATATACAAAATAATAATAGTCCATTATATTAATAGGATTATCATTTATTAGAAAAGCTAATCTTCCATTTGATTTAAACATATCTGGGGTATATGGTATATGTATTACTAAATCAAAATCAGTTAGATCTACTCTATCATCTTCTATCTTCTTTAATAAATAAGGTAGCTTTATATCTTCTTTATGAATTACACCAAAATAGTCGGAATAATCTGTAAACAGATAATCCGGTGTCTTATTTAATTTAGGTTTTCTTAGAGGTTGTAAGAATTTTCTATATAATTCTAAATACATATTTATCCTCCTACATCTTATTTCCTAATATAATTAGAATATTATTATACATAGAAGATTTCACTAAATTCTTATATACAGAGTTAGTAACATTTAATGATGGTCTATTACCGATTACACAGTCTATCATTATGAGACCTATAGCTTCTATTCTATCTAATAGTGTTAAATTCTCAGCACCATATACTAAAGTAGCATTATATATCAGTGTACTCATATTTAACTTCTCTGTAAATTTAAATTCTTTCTGTATTACATTAACTAATAATTCTTCAAAGTTATATTTAGCTATCTTTTCTAAATCATATAGTGTATTAATATAATTAACATCTTCTTCTTTAATCTCAGTTATTCTTGTACAAAATCCTCTAGGATTACTGATTATAGTCTTATTATTAGAAAATAAATTATAAAGTAATATAAAATGAAATTTACTTACTTTATCAGTATCAGAAAAGAAGTTTCCTCCTTTAGTGAATATTTTAGGAATTAACTCCATATACAATGTAGACACATCTGTTAAGTAATCTCTATTGTAACTAAGTTTATCATGTTCTAATAATAAATATCCTCCTAATAATAGTGAATATAATTGATCTTGAGGAATAACGTATTTCATCATTCCAGCAGATTCTCTTTTCTGTTTTCCATATTTACTAGCATTTATATATACTTTATCTTTATCTGGATAATATCTAACACTAGTATTCTTTAAATCATCGCTATAAACTAATAATAATTTTTTAGATTTAATAGCATCTAAACATCTTCTAGTTAAAGGTGCATCATTTAATTCCATAAGATGTAAAAGATCAGATATATCTCCATTTATAACGTTAGCTTTCATGATATCTGTGAAAGCTTTTAAATCATCCTTTATATAGGATCCAACTATACTATCTTTATATAAATCATTCATTTAATTACTTCCTTTCTATAATGTATTTGATACTTCGCTGTTTGGAAAAACGTTAGAATACCCTACCCCTAGGGTAGGGCTTGTTAGTTTAGAAAAAGATTAGTCATTTGTTTTAATCCTATTGCTATGAACATAACAACGTACGATAACAGGATAAAGAACGTTTTCACAGTTTTTCCTAATATTTCTTCTGCTAAAACTTTATGTTGGTTATTTGAGTTTTCATAGATGATATTTTCATGAGAGAGTATGTATCTGTTATACTTATACATAGTACCAAGAATCAATATAATAAGTATAATAGTCACAACTATGTTAAAACATTTAACCCATTTAGGTTTAGAACTTGCTTCTAAAAGGATCTTCTGTTTCATCTTCTGCTGTTTCATTTCCTTCAGTCTCATCTTTTTTTCCCAAACTATTAGTTTCTGAAATATCTTTTTTATCAGTTGTTCTTTCATTTCCTGCACCTTCCTTTCCACTC